GCAAAAGCTACAACAGCAGGAAAATATACAATGATATATGGTTCTTTAATGGACTTTGAATTACCTGTATTTTCTGATTTAGAAGTACAAGAAAGTACAGATTATCAATTCAAAAAAGGTATGATTTGTTATAGAGCTGATGCAATAGTTGGTGGAACAGTATCTAAATACAATGGATTCGTAAGAGTAAAAAAAGGTACAGCTAGTGTATAATGGATAAGGAGGCTATATGGAAGAGTTAATAAGACTAACAAAGCAGTCATTAAGTATAATTAGTTCAGCAACATTAAAAGATGATGAAATTGAATTACTAATAAAAGCAGGAATAGCAGATTTGAAAAGATTAGGAATAAATGCGTCAGAGATGACGGAAGATAGTCTAATTCAATCTGCTATTATTATGTTTGTAAAATCTAATTTTGGGAATACAGACATAAAAGAAAAAGAATTAGCACAAAACACATATAGCCTTTTGTGCAACAATCTAAGTTTAAGTTCTGAATATAAAATAAAAGAGGAGGTAGATAACAATGCGTGATATTAGTTGCAAGTTGTTATCTACAACTTTAATAACAGATTCGATAGGTGTGCAAAAAGAAAAGATAGAAGAGGTTGAAATCCCAATCATAAAAGTTGAAGATATTTATGAAAAAGAGTTCTATAGAGCTAATGAACAAGGATATAAACCTACTTTAAGATTAAGAATTAGTAGTCTAAACTATGATGATCAAGAAGAACTTATATACATGAATAAAAAATATTCTATTATAAGAAAACAAGAACCCACAGCAGATGAATTGATATTAGTTTGTGAGAGGAAAATAAAGAATGTCAAATAGTATAAAACCGGAACAATTAGAAGAAGAAATAATGAAATACTTGCAAGATTATGAAGAGGATATAGAAGATGGTGTAAAAGAAACTACCGATACTATAACCAAACAAGCAGTACAAGAGCTAAAGAAAACATCTCCTCGAGGAAAAGGAACAAGAAAAAAACCGTACTACAAGGGATGGACAAAACAAAAAGGAAAAGTAAGTAACGGTAAATATACTGTAAAGATTCACAATAAAACAAATTATCAATTAACTCATCTTTTAGAGTTTGGACATGCTACTAGAAATGGTGGTAGAACTAAAGCTGAGCCACACATAAGACCTGTTGAAGAAAAATACAACAAATTATATGAAGAAAAAATAACTACAGTAATTAAAAGGAGGTCTAAAAAATGACGTTAGAAGAACTAAAAATAAGATGTAAAGAAAACAATATTCAATATGCATATGGAAAATTTAAAGAAGTAGTAGAACCTCCTCATTTAGTTGCAATAACAAGAGATACAGATAATTTTATGGCAGACAACATTGTTTATAACAAAAATATACCAATACAGCTGGACTATACATATATAGACAAAGATATTGAAACAGAAAATATAATTGAAAATATTATTCTAAGAGATATTGCTTGGAATAAAACAGAAGAAACTTATTTGTCAGATGAAGAAGTGTGGCAAGTGAGTTATTTTTTTGAAATTTAAAAAGAAAGAAGGAAATAAAAAATGGCAGAAACTAAAAATAAAGTTAAATTTGGATTAAGTAATGTTTATATTGCTAAAATAACAGAAACAGAAGATGGAATAACATATGGAACACCATTTGCAATGCCAGGAGCTGTTGGATTAAATGCAGACCCAGAAGGAGATACAACACCATTTTATGCTGATAATATAAAATATTATATCGCTACTTCAAATCAAGGTTATACAGGAGATTTAGAAATAGCAATAACACCAGAAGAGTTCTTAACACAAATTTTAGGACAAGTAAAAGATAAAAATGGAGCTTTAATTGAAAGTTCAGATAATACAACTGCAAGATTTGCTTTAATGGGAGAAATCGAAGGAGACGTCAAAAAAAGAAGATTTGTTTACTTTGATTGTACTGCAACTAGACCAAGTTCAGAAATGAACACAAATGAAGATAGTAAAGAACCACAAACAGACACAATTTCTATAACAATGTCACCAAGAAGCACAGACAAAGCAATAAAAGCAGTTATAGAACCAAGTGAAACAAACAAATCAGTATATGATACATTTTTCAAAAAAGTATATGAAAAAGATGCTACTGGAGTAGTTTAGGAGGTAATTCATGAAAACAATAGTAATAGATGGCAATAAATATGATATAGAGTGTAATGCTTTAACTTATATTCAATATAAAAAAGTATTTAATAAAGGGATTTTTGCTGATATGGATACAATTAAAGATTATTTAATTAGACAAACACTTAAAGCAAACGAATTAAAAGAAAAATATCCACAAATGTCAGAACAGGAAATAGATACACAAGTTGGAAATTATATGAATAATTATATAGATGATTTTATTGAAGTAATAACAAGGATTGCATATATTTTAATTTATTCTGCAAATGAAAAAATAGAAGAGTATGAAAACTGGTTAAGAAAGATAAAAAGCTTTAAAATCGACGATGATTGGGTTGCTGAGGTAACGGAACTTGCCGTGGATTGCTTTTGTTGATAATGAAGTTAATGAACAATTAAAAGATGACTCTGGAAATAGTACAAAGATATTATTTCCAGAGCATTATTTTTTAGCTGCTTGTTTGAGAATAGGATTAACTCTTAATGACCTAAAAATGTTGACATACATAGATGTCATGAAGATATTTTTATCAATTACAAATGAAAACACAAAGAGTGATTCAATAAAAAAAGCAACACAAAGAGATATTGATAGATTGCTAGGATAGGAGGAAAATATGGCAGGGTCAATTAAAGGAATAATAGTAGAAATTGGTGGAGATACATCAGGCTTACAAAAAGCTTTAAGTAAAGTAAACTCTGCTACCTCTAGTTTAAGTAAGGAACTTAGAGGAATAAATTCTTTACTTAAGCTAGATCCGAAAAATACAGAATTAGTAACACAAAAACAACAAGTGCTATCAGAAACAATAAAAGATACAGAAAATAAATTAAAATTGTTACATTCTACATATGACAGAGCAGTAGAAGCGGAAGCTAATGGAAGTAAAATTTCAGAAGAAAACTGGAGAAATATACAAAGAGAAATTATTAATACTGAGAATAAATTAAAAGCATTAAAGTTAGAAGCATCAAATTGGACTAAAGCTGGTAAAAGTATAGAAGAATATGGAGAAAAAATAACTAAAGTTAGTACAAGAGTTGAGAATTTAGGAAATAAACTGACAACAAGACTTAGCTTACCAATTGCGGGTTTGGCAACAGCAGGAATTAAATATAATGCAGATATTGAAAAGTATACCAAATCTTTTGAAACGTTTTTAGGAAGTGCAGAAAAAGCGGCAAATGTAGTAGAAAAAATAAAAAAAGATGCAGGTAGTACACCTTTCGATATAACAAGTTTAATTCAAGCAAATCAAATGCTTATTTCAACTAACGAAGATGCTGATAGTGCTAGAAAAACAATTTTGGCATTAGGAGATGCAATAACTGCAACTGGTGGTGGCAATGATGAATTAACACGTATGGCTGCAAATTTACAACAGGTAAAAAATGCGGGAGTAGCAACAGCTTTGGATATAAAACAATTTGCTTATGCGGGGATTGATATATATGGATTATTAGCTGATTATACTGGTAAATCAGTACAAGAAGTAAAAGATATGAAAGTATCTTATGAAGTATTAACAGAAGCATTGAAAAAAGCAAATAAACAAGGTGGAAAATATTTTAATGCAATGTCTGATGCAAGTGAAACATTGACGGGACAAGTAAATAAATTAAAAGCAGAAGTGAAAGATGGAGCAGGAAATTTGACAAAGAGTTTAATGCCAACAGCTAAAAAGGTAGTGAATAGAGCAGAAGAATTGATAAATAAATTTAATCAGCTATCAGATAGTGAAAAAGAAAACATTATAAAAATAGGCTTAATGGTTGCAGCATTTGGACCTTTAGTTAAAATTTTAGGAAAAACAGGAACAGCACTAGGAAATGGAGTTAAGGCAGTAGGAACTTTTTCTAGGGCAATCGGAGTAATGAAAACAGGAGCGAGCTCTGGAGTTGTAAGTGTAGATAAATTGGCAATGATTTTGGGAACTATATCGAGTCCAGTTGGATTAGCAACAGTAGGAATAACTGCATTGACTGCAGCAATGGCAGCACATATTATAAAAACACAAAATGAAATTGCATCATTAGGAGGATTAAAAGAAGAGTTAGACAATCAACAAGAAAGTTGGAACAAATTAAAGAATGCACGAAATGAAAATTTAAACAACAGCTTAACAGAAATAAATAATATTGAGAAACTTTCAGATGAATTAAAGAAAATGACAGATGTAAATGGTAAGGTTAAAGAAGGATACGAAGCAAGAGCAAATTATATAATTAATGAGTTGAATAATGCTTTAGGAACAGAATATAAAATGAATGGAAACATTATAGAACAATATTCTGAATTGAAAGATGGAATTGATTCAATAATTACTAAGAAAAAAGCTGAAGCTTATTTAAATGCGTATCAGGAGGAATACCAAACCGCGTTAAAAAATTCGAATGAAGCTATGGATTCATATGTTAAGTTGTGGGAGAAATATGAAGAGGCAACAAAGAAGTATTATTCTAGTTCAGGAGTAGCAAGAGTTCAGGCTTCGCAGGAAATGGCTACAATACAAAAAGAATTAAAAGAACAATCTGATATGGTTAACGAATATGGTCAAGTAATTGAAAATTACGAAAATCTTGTTTCTGCAAGTGCAAGTGGAAGTGCTGAGACAATTGAAGATGCAATGAAAAGAATGGGACAAAGCTATAGCGAAGCTACTGGAGAAACAAAGACAAATTTAACAGAACAAATTCAACAATATGAAAGTTATAAAGAACAAATAAAAAATATAACAAGCGAAGCATTAAGAAACAACAAACAGTACTTAATGGATATGATTGCAGACAATGCTAATAGTAACCAACAGAGATTAGATGATACTATAAAGTCTTTAAGAGAACAAACATCTGCGATAAATGGATTAACAGAAGATCAAAAAAACGCATGGAAAGAATTAGCTAGAAGTGATAGACAAGCATATACTGAGACAATTAGTAAATTAGATGAAGATACAAGAAATGTTATTGAAAAAGCAACTGGTATATGGGTACAAGATACAGGAATTGAAGATGCTGCAAAAGGACTAGGCGAAAAGGCAGAAACAGGCTTCAGAACTCATATAGATGGAAAAGAATGGGGAATGGATTTATCTTCAAACATAGCTTCTGGTATGACATCTCAAAAATCTGAGATGAGTGTTTCTAATGCATCATCTACAGTAGCTGGTTGGATAAAGAAAATTTTAGGACATTCTGTGCCTAAGGCAGGACCACTAAAAGATGAATTAACATATATGCCAGATATGATTGAAAACTTTTCTAATGGGATTGATCATAATAAAGCAAAATTAGTAAAATCTATTATGAATATGACTAAAGAAATGCAAGAAAAATTAAAAATAGTACAGTTACAGAACTTTGGAAATTTGCAAGGGAATCTTTCAAATCAAGTAATAGATAATACTAAAACTGTTTTTACTACCCCGCAAATTGTATTCAATGTACAAGAATTAGATGAAGCAAAATTAAATCAGTGTTTTAATTATATTAATAGAAAATTTGGTAGCAAATATTGAAATTTGTAAAATATTGGTATATACTCCTTTTATAAAAATAATAAAGGGGGGGATAGTTGTGGATGGTAATAAAAAATATGAAGAGATTTATATTGAATGCCCAAATTGCGAAAGAAGTATCAAAAAAGAAAATGTAATTTGTCCGTATTGTCAATACAACTTAGAAGATGGAGCCGAATTGGAAAAAGAACACTTTTATGAAAAAAAATGGTTTTGGATTATAGCAGTCATTGTGATTGTTGTATTTGTTATAGCTAATTCGAATAAATCAGAAGAATCTAATAAAAATGATAATAGTACTACGAATAGTATTACAAACAATCAAAAAAATGTTTCAAATATAACAGGCAAGACTAATTCTACTATTGAAAAAAGAACAGTGAGTGTTGTAGACTTCAGTCAAATGTCAAAAGAAGAAATAAAAAATTGGTGTGCTATCAATGCACTACAATGTAATTTTACAGAAGTGTATTCAGATATTATAAAAAAAGGTGAATTTGTAAGTCAAAGCATTGCAGCTAATATGCCGGCATATGAAGGAAACATTATAACAATTACATATTCAAAAGGTAAGGAACCGACAACAGGACAAAAAAATGCGCTTTCAACAGCAAAGTCATATTTAGCATATACTGCATTTTCGTATAGCGGACTTATTAAACAATTAGAATATGAAGGGTTTTCTAAAGAAGAGGCTGTATACGGGGTAGATAATTGTGGGGCGGACTGGAAAGAACAGGCTGCTAAGATGGCTAAATCGTATATGAATTATTCATCTTTTTCAAGAAAAGGATTGATTGAACAGTTAAAATATGAAGGATTTACAAACGAACAATCAGAATATGGAGCTTCAACAGTAGGATATTAACATAAAAGAAAAGCATCAGTAAAACTGGTGCTTTTTACATACTTGAAAAGAGGTGTATTATGGTAAGAGAATTTAAACTAACAAATGAAAAAGGGCAAGAGTTTTCATTGATGGATATAGAAAAATATTGTCTACTAACAGACCCATCCGGCTTAGGATATAGTTATTCAACAGAATATGAACAGTTAGAAAACAATTTTTTAACAAATTTAAGAAAATTAGAGCAAGGAATAATAACTGGGATTGCTAACTTTCTATATTATGATAACTTTATGGACTTTGGAAATTTTATTGAAAGTGCTAAGAAACTACAATTTGTATATAGCGTACCATACAAAAATGAGAAAAGAGTTTTTTACAGAGATGTTAATATAAAGTCGTTAGATAAAAGTGAGAAACAGACAAATGGAGTTATATCAGAAACTATTGAATTTGAATGTCTTTCTTTATGGTATGAGCAAAACGAAACTATATTCAAAATAGAAACATATGAAGATGAAATGAGATATAACTATAGATGGAATAGTAGATATATAGATTATAATACAAGAGCAATACAATTTAATAACAAAGGTCATGTAGATGCACCATTTCAAGTTGAGATTGACGGATTTGTACAAAATCCAACAATCTCTATTTTTGTTGAAGATGAAGAGTATGCTAGTATAAAGATACCAATAACAATCAATGAATATGAAAAATTATTATATTCTAGTAAAGTTGGTGAAATATACATACAAAAACAAAATACCGATGGAACTAAGGTTAGCTTATGGAAAAAACAATATATAGATATAAAAAAACAAAACATATTCAAATTACCACTTGGAGTGTCAGAGATTAGGCTGGCCGCAGACGATGATGTGTTAAATGCTAAATTAACCATATTCCCGCAATACAAGGTGGTGTAAGCAGTGAGTGTAAAAGTAACTTTTAATAATAAAGAATATGAAACAATTTATAATGAACAAAGTGGACTATATGAAATAGAATTAGAAGCACCAGATGCTGGAGGAGTATATAATGCGGCAATAACATTTAAAGATTCGATAGAAAACATTGAAACATCAATAAAAAAAATCCAAATTTGGGTAAAAGAAAAAAACACTAATGTCTCGCAGGAAACTTTAGTGTATTTTTTGGACAAGACAGACTTAGAAATAAAAGATGTTATAGAATTTGAAAATTATGAATATGTCATAGATGAAGAAACAAATCAAAAAACAATATTTAATGTAATGAAGAAAGTTAATGCTGAAAATGGTGATGTTGTTGTTTTGCAAAGACGTGGAAAGATAGACTATTCAGGAATAGTTGAAGACTTTGAAAATGCAGATGGAGAGTTAAAAAGAGAAATTACAATCAAATATATTTCTAATCTATTTGATAGAAAAGTAATACTAAATAATGAGAATCTGATAAAAGAAGTGGGAATTGAAGATTTTATTGCAAAAGAAATATACGATAATTTTACAAATTCAGATGATGAATTGTTAAATTACAAATGGCTTGATGTAGAAGTAAAAACGCATACTAAAATACAAAAATCTGTAGATAACGAAAATGGTATTTATAATTTTCATACATTTATAACTAACTGTACTCAGAATTATAATATAATTTTAGATTTTACGTATGAACAAGGAAGAATAAAATTAACAATATATAAACAAGATACAGAAACACAATTAATAGATACGACAATACCGGACATAAGTAATTATGTAGAAAAGTTTGAAACAAGTGTTACTGCAAAAGTGATAGTAAAAACAGATGTGGATGTACAAACTTGGTATTTATTAAGTGATAGAACTACAACACAAAATAAAGATGATTTAAACAGAGCAATTGGTAAGGTTGAAACAGTATACACTACAAAATCAGAAGATGCAAGACAAACAGCGCTAGATAAGTTCAAATCAAATACTTATAATCACTATATTTCATTTAAGATAAATAGAAATAGTAAATTATTTGATGTTGAAAATATGAAGATTGGAACACCTCTAAGCGTAAGAACTAACAATAATATAATATTAGATACTTATATTTCTGCTATAAGAGACAACGGAGGTAACTTTATTGAGATAACGTGCGGAAATATGAGAATTAATTTTATAGATAAAATATTGAAAGAAAGGAATAAGTAAAATGATAAAAGGTTTTAGATTTACAAATCAACTTGCAAATGCAGAAGTAGATGCAAGAATACATCAAGAGTTTCTTAATAGAAACGACGGTATTTTTTACGGAATGGAATTAAGCTATACTAATAATTCAATAACAGTTGCAGAAGGATTATGCGAAATTGCAGGTAGACCGGTTGCAGTTATAGATAGTGAAACAGTGAATGCAGGTACAGACAACTTATATTGTTTATTAATATTAGAAATTGATTTATCAAAAGATTCAACAAAAGACGTATTTAATCAAGCATCTTTTAAATTATTAACATCAAGTACAAGTTATCCGGCTGTAACACAACAAGATATCAATATGTATAACGGTTCAAATAATTTATATCAGTTAGAATTTGCAAGATTTAAAAGTGGAACTAACGGAATTACTGAATTTAAGGATACAAGAAAATTTTTAAGTTTTAGTGGTATATATGCACAAATAAAAGCTGATTGTGATGCTATTATAAATCAAATTAAGCAAGAACTTGAAAATGTAGAAGATGGTAGTTCTTATTTGTTAAAAAGTGGAGGAAAAATAGATGGAGATTTGGAAGTATCTAATAGTATTAAGTGTGATAATATTACTAATAATGCTCGGAAGTAAAGTGGTATATAATGACAGAATTGCTGTTATAGAAGGAAATATTACGTTAGAAGCAAGTCCTGATAACTCGTCACATCAAACGTCGTGGCAATTAAATTTTCCAAACGGATTCAATTCAAATAATTGTGTTTGTGTTGCATTTGGAACAAAATTATATGCAGATAGCAAAGCAGGATATGCATATGGAACTGGATTTGAAGGTGCAATCGGGCTGGGCTGTGGCGATATTCCCAAAAGCATCGAATTAGGACAAATAAACAACTTAGATAAGATATGGTGTCAAGCTTACAATACATCAGGTGCGGAAAAAACATTGTATTATAGAATTGTTTTATTAAAAACACGATAGGAGGCATTAAATGTCAAAAATACAAGAAATCATAGTAGAGCCAAACAAGATTGTTGTAGGCTCTACTTTTAAATTGAAAGTAAGAGTAATAGATAGTTATCTAAATAAGAAAAAAATAGTTTCAGAGAATAGAAAAATTATAGCTACAGAAGATGGAAAAAATATAAGAACGGAATGGGGTGAGTAGTATGTCAGAAGAGATTAAAGTTAGTGAAATGCAAGAGGCGAAAGAAATAAATGATGAAGATTTACTTATGCTTATTCAAAAGAATGCAAATAAAAAAGTAACTATTAAACAAATAAAAAACTTATTTAAAATAATAGATAATTTAACAAGTGATTCCACAACAGATGCTTTGTCAGCGAATCAGGGTAAAATATTAAACGAAAAAATAACTAACACAAATACATATTCTACATCAGAAACAAATACCGGTAAAAAGTGGATAGATGGAAAAGACATATATAGAAAAGTAATAGAGTTAAGTAATATACCCGCATCGACAACGGAATATTCTTATAATGTTGAAAATATAGACAAGATAGTAAATGCACAGGCATCATGGTATGATACGACAGACAAGGCAACATTTGTAACAAATTTAAGATATGACGGTTCTGGTGCAAATATAAAATTTACTTATTTAAAAGACAAATTTAAAGTAGAGGTAAAGTATGACTGGGTAGAAAGAACATCTGATGTAAGTGTGGTTATAGAATATACAAAGCAGGAGGCTTAATATGATAAATAAAATAGTAATATGTAAAGAAACAAGAAAAGTAAGATATAGGGATAGAAGATTGCTAGGATTAAGGGGAGAGAATCTACAAGATACTCTCCTTTTCTGTTTAGATGATGACATTGACGGAGAAGGAGTATTAGAGATAGAATTTCCAGACCGGAAATAAAGATTTTGTTGATTTGGAAAGAGTAGAAGAAGGTTGGCAACTAGTAGTAAAATCAATATTATTAGACCAGATAGGATACGTTAAATTACAACTTAGAATACTTCAAAATGAAGTAGAAGTATTTAAGTCATTGATATTTGAAATGGAAGTAAAAGAGTCTTTAAATGCAATATACGAAGAACCTGAGGAGTACCCAACTTGGTTAGATAACTTAGAAAGTCTAAAGTCAGACTTAGAAAAATCAGAAAGCGAAAGAGTATCAAATGAAAGTGAAAGAATATCAGCAGAAGAAATAAGACAAGAGAACTTTACTGAAATGCAAGAAACTGTATCAAGTGCAGTAAGCAATATAAAAGACTTAACAGACGAGTACAATGAAAATGACAAGCAAAAGACAGAAGCATTAAACAAGAACTTTGAAGAAAAGCAGAAAGCAATAAATGATAATGCAGAATTAAAGATAAAAGTATTTGACGACAACGCGGAAGAGCAGACAAAGACTTTCAATACTAATTCAGACGATAAACTAGCAGAATACAATAAGAATCACACTGACAAAATGAAAGAGTTTAACGACAACTTTGATACAAAAATAAAAGCATTTGATGATAATGCTGCTACAAAATTAGCTGAGTATAACAAGAACGATAAAACTAAGCTAGAAGCATATAATGCAAATGATAAGACTAAAACAGATGCTTACAATGCTAATGATATTGCTAAAACTAAAGCTTATAACGATAATACAGTATTAAAAGAAAAAGATTACAATGATAATGCTGCAGATAAACTAAAAGAATATGATACTAATGTAGAACAAAAAGAAACTGAACTTGAAGAATTAGCAGAAGAAAAAATAAACGAGTACAATCAAGTTTCTGCTGAATTGACTGCTAAAGTTAAGCAAGTTCAAGCTGAAAATGAATCTTTAAAAGCTGAAAATAAGCTGATTAAAGAGCAGATACCAAGTGCAACAGCAAGTGGAAATAATATACACATAGAGGATAGCGGAAGTTTGGATTTTGACTGGAAAATTAGAGGAGGGCATAAGCAAGAGCGTAGAGAAGGGTATAACATTATTAATACTAAACTTTTAACACAAATTAACACAAAAGGAATAGATAGAATTATTAATGATGATGGTAGTTTGACTATAAAGGGAACTGCAACAGCAGAATCTAATATTCAAGTTTTAGCTTCTGAAGAAGAAAAATTGAAAGAAGGCAATTATACTTTCGTGTGTTATGGACTGGCAGCTGACTATTACGTTAATATATATTACGTTGGAAATGTTTATGGAGAAAACATAAGAAGTTTTTCAACAGATGGAACTAAAAATATTAAAATGATATTGACTATACCTGAAGGGAAAACAGTTAATTTTAAAATATATCCATTTTTGATTAAAGGTACATATAATAAAGAAACAATCCCAACATACGAACAATACGGAGCATCACCTTCACCCGATTATCCAAGTGAAATTGAAACAGTTGGAAGTAATGTAAACATATTAGACTACAACAATTTGACGGACATTGCTAAAACATGCAAATACTTAATAGATAAAGAAGGAAATATTTATAAGAATACAACAACAGATGCAAGAGAGTGGAAATATATTAACAGTAATTATATACTAACTTTAGCAAAAGGGGACTATGTGCTATCGATGCATTTTTCAAAACAAACAAGTGATAGCAATTCACAAATTGTAATATATAAAGAAGACAATTCAGTTATCAAAATACTGAAACTTCAAAATCAAAAAGATGTTAAAATTAAGTTTAGCTTACAAGAAACAGAAAAAATAGGATTAATGATTAAAAGTTTTTTAGGAGTATATAAGATAAAACTAGAAAAAGGCTCTGCTGCAAGTCCGTGGTCTCCATACCGGAATGGGTAGTGTAGAAATAGATGTAGTAAATAGTAACTTGCTAGATTTTAATGTTGCACAAGATAGCAGAGTAACAGTAAATGAAGATGGAACATTAACAATAAATGGAACAGGTGGATTTGGTTTAAATATAGATAAATTACAATTAAAAGCAGGTATCACATATTATCAAAAAGTTGAGCTGATAAGTGGCAGTATTTCTGATACAAATATAAACAATGTATTTCTTAGTTTTGCTGGGTCTGGAGCATGGATTTCAAGTGTAAACTTTTCACAGACAAATTTAAGTGAAGACACAGAAAAAACATCCATTTGGGTGAATGCGAGCGCTACATTTAATAACGCAGTAATAAAATTGTGGGCAAATACTGATAAAAGCAATTTTGAACAACATCAATCTCAAACAGCTATAATGCCAATACAGCAAGAATTATTAGAAAATGACTATATTGCAGATATAGAACATCATGAGTGGGGAAAAATAGTGTTGACTGGAGAGGAAAAATGGAGAGAAATTACAACAAATAATTTGAAAAGATTTTTCTGTGAGGGCAATGTTACAAGTAACAATAACAATAGTACAGCAAATTGTATTAGTAATTATTTTAAAGGTATATCGAGAAATAAGTTAGAATCTTCAAGTGGAGACGAGATATCAGTTGCAGATAAATTTTTGAATATTTTAAGCAAAAAGATAGAAACAAAAGAAGATTTCAAAGCTTGGCTTAAATCAAAATATGATGAAGGTAATCCCGTTATCGTTTATTACAAACTAGCGACACCAATCAACTTAGAATTGACAGAAGAGCAAAAAACAGTACGAGAGCAGAAGTTATACACATACAAAAACATAACAAATATAAGTGTAAGTGATGAATTAGCAAGTATAGATGTAGAGTACAAGAAAGACCCAGAATTAGCAGAAAAAAATATAGAAGATAGATTGGCAGCACTTGAGGCTGCTATTATCAGTTAAGGAGGATAATTATGTATGAAATAATTAAAAGTGTAATAAGTAGTAAAGATTACAAATTAGAAGACATACTTTATAAAATATCTAAGATGTATATAGAAGATAGAATAACAGAATCAGAAAAGAGCGAGTTAGATGAATTAGCTCGCTCAAATGTTAAAGCTGAAAATAGTTATGATATGCAAAAACAATTAGATAATTTAGAAGCAAGAGTAAAAGTATTAGAAGAAAAAGGCACAACAGATGAGCCAGGAACTACTGAGGAATATCCAGAATACATCCAGCCGACAGGTGCACATGACGCATATCAAAGTGGAGATAAAATCACATTTAACGGAAAGAAGTACATATGCAAAATGGATAACTGTGTTTGGAGTCCCGAAACTTACCCTGCCGCATGGGAAGAAGTAGAGGAGGCATAGTTGTGTATGGAAGAAAAAGAATTAATAGAAAGATTAGTACAAGTTGAACAAAGGGCAAAATCTAATACAAAAAGATTAGATGAACATGATGAAAAACTTGAAGATATACACGACTTAACATATGCAGTAAAAGAGTTAGCAAATGAAACAAAACTTATGCGTGAAGACGTAAACGGCTTAAATAAAAGAGTTGCAAGCATAGAAAATGAGCCAGCGAAAGATTATAAAGAAATTAAAAAGAATATAAGAAATCAAATCATAACATTTGTCTTAGGGGCAATATTGGCTGGGATAAGTGTTATGATTTTTAAATAAGAGGAGTGAAGTGTCATGGATAAAATAAAGAAAATAGCTAAATACACAATAAATGTATTAGCAATAGTAAGTGCATTAGTTGCAGGAATAAATGCTGTAGACGGTATAACAATACCATATGCGATACAAATAGTACAAGTAATAGCCGTAGTAAACGGTGTTATAAGCACGTATTTGTTGGGACAAAAAGCAGTAAATAGCAAGGAGGAATAATCATGGAAGATAACATACAAGTAGAAACTGTAGAGTTCAAAAAAGAACTATATCAAAAGAATATAGCAGAAAATGATTTTTCTAATTCAGAAACAGATGGAATAGGAGATGATGACAATGCAAATAACTAAGATGTTAGTGCCAGAGAGCAAATACAATATAAAATGTCCATATGAAATGACACCAGAATTTATTGTAATACATAACACAGCAAATGATGCCTCAGCAATGTCAGAAATGTCTTATATGATAGGAAACAACAATAAAGTATCATATCATTGTGCAATAGATAATTATAGAGTTGTACAAGGTGTACCGTTTAATAGAAGTACTTGGAATGCAGGAGACGGAAGAAATGGAAATGGCAACAGAAAAGGAATATCATTAGAAATTTGTTATTCAAGATCTGGTGGAGAACAATTCGAGGAAGCTGAAAAGTTAGCAGCAGAATATACAGCATATCTATTGAAACAATATGGTTGGGGAATAGATAGAGTAAAGAAACATCAAGATTTTGCAAATAAATATTGTCCACATAGGACATTAGATATGGGATGGCAAAGATTTTTGGACATGGTTAGTTCTTATTTAGAAGTTAAACCAGTTGAAAATAAAAAAGAAAATATAGAAAGTGGGACTGATGAACCAGTGAAAACATATCAAAATGGAAGTACAACAGAAGTTGTATATGCAGACACAGCTTGTACAAAAAGAATAGGAAGTTTGGATCCACGAGAAGAATGTGATTGCTTTGGAATATTCAATGACAGAGCGATGGTAAGATATAAAGTTAATGGAACAAATAGCTACAAGATGGGCTTTTGCAAATGGCTTGGAGGAGTACGATAATAAAACAAATAGGCAGGCTGTTTAGTCTGCCTTATATTTTTCTAGAATTGGTTTAAAGTATTTTTCTTCTAATTCTTTACGGTATTTAATTGCATCATCTTTGTTTTTAAATTCTTTTAAATATGTATGCTTTTGAAATGTTAATTTTGCAACCCATTTTTGGGAAGAAGAATGAAAATAAACCCCCTTAATACCACTTGTATTATTTTTTTGAATAGAGGATGAAATTTTATCTAAATGAGTATTTTCTATTAAATTTTTATCTCTGTATTTTTGCAAATAAGGAATATTCATTTTTGCTTTATCTTTTTGAAAACAGCCACAACTGCTAGTGTGGCAATTTTTTAAACTTCCACTTTCTACCCAGAGTTTTTTTCCGCAATCGCAAACACATAAACATTTTGTTCTGTTATTTTCGATAATTATATCAATAACAGTCAATTTACCAAATTTTTGATTTATCATCTTTTGAGAGTTTCTTAAAAACTCGGCATGACGAAACTTTTTAGAACAATCTAAACTGCAAAAACTACTTTTTTCATGATAACTCGTATAAGATTTTCCACATTCTTTACATATATGTTTATACATAATTTCCTCCAATTCAAGCTTTTTTAATAGTTATTTCTTTTTTT